ATCACCCCAGACTGTCTTGAGGAACTGAACAAAGCATATCAAGATCCACAGGTTGGGTTTGTATATAGTGACTCTGCTATTCTTGATGACAACTTTGTTCCATACAATGCTCAGCATGGATGGAAACATTACAAATATAACCACGAAGGTAAAGACCTTACGGTTATGAAAACTTGGGAACCAACTAGTCATAGTATTGGTTTCATTTGGTATGCTCCAGACCATGTTCGTTCTTGGAGAACTTCAGTCTATCGTGAACTGGGTGGACATAAAGACTTAAGTATTTGTGATGACCATGAATTGATGGTTCGCACATACTTGAATACCAAGATGCATCATATTCAGAAACCATTGTATGTGTATCGCATCACTGGAGATAATACTTATCTTGAAAGAAACGCTCAGATACAGACCAAGACGGTAGAGATCTTTAGAGAGAATGCTTTTGCTCTAGCTGAGTATGATGCTAAGCACCGTGACCTCATGATGGTCGATATGGGTGGTGGTATTGATGGAAGACCTGGATACATCACCATCGATCAGGAAGACGCTGACATCACCTGTGACTTGAATGATGGTATTCCTCTACCAGATAACTCTGTAGGTGTTCTCAACGCCAGTCATGTGATTGAGCACCTGAGAGACCCTGTAAAGACGATGAGGGAGATACACCGTGTTCTTGCACATGGTGGTTGGGCATTCATTGAGGTGCCTTCTACAGACGGTAGAGGAGCATGGCAAGACCCCACTCATGTAAGTTTCTGGAACGAACATAGTTTCTGGTATTACACAGACGCAAGCAAAGCAAGATACATTAGAAACAAAGACATTCGTTTCCAGAGTTATCGTCTAGATACGTGGGAGATGGCACCCAATATTCCAGTTGTATCTGCCTGGTTAGTTGCTATCAAAAATGAAACTCGTTTGCCCGGAATCCTTTCGATATGAAAAAAGAAGCAAAGATATGTCTCAACGCAATGGTTGGGAATGAGGAGCATTGTATTGAACGGATGCTCAAGTCTTGTTATGAATACATTGACTATTGGGTCATTCAGTGCAATGGTAATGATAAAACTCAGAGTATTATTGAAGACTTCTTTAAGGATAAAGACATTCCTGGGTTTACATACAACCATGAATGGGATTATCCTGGAATAAACAGAGACCATACACTACAGACTGCTCTTAACGCTAAGCATGGATGTGACTGGATTCTTCGTATGGATGCTGATGAGCAGTTAAAAGTTGATGATGACTTTGACTGGTCTCCTATCAATGATACAAACTTTGAGTGTTTCAATATCACTGCAAGAAGTGCTGGTTCTATCTACTACAGGACTTGGTTCTGGAATGCTAAGTTAGACTGGTATTTTGAACATGATCGTCGTCACGAGACTGTTCATCTTCGTAGTGGTGCTCAACATAATGCATTTAACCTAGCTCCTGGGTTCAGACACGTTATTACCAATGATGGTGTTACCTGGGAAGACCCGAATAAGTTTCTTGTGGACGCTGTAGAACTTGAGAAGACTCAAGTTGCTGGTGGTAAACTTTTGGAAGACCCATATCACTTTTGGTATATTGGTAAGAGTTATTATGATGCAGTAAACCTGGGTGATTATCCTCTTGGGATGACTCATACCAAAGAATATGCTAGACGCTCTATCTTTTATTTTGAAAACTATCTTGATAGGGTGCACAACTACAAGAATATTGAAGAACCATTCGTCAATGAGATGATTTATATGAGTCTCTATTGTATTGGTGAGATGTATCGTAAGAGTCAAGAGTTTGAGAAAGCCATTTCATTCTTTATTGAGGCAGAAGACTGGTGCCCACGTCGCAATGAAAGTATCGTAGGACTTGCTGAGTGTTATAATGAACTTGGTGACTATGAGATGATGAAGATGCAGACAGAACGTCTTGTTGATCCAGAAAGAACCATTCCATTCCCTGATCTTTACTTCTTGGTCAATACAAACTTCTACATTGACTCTGGTGGATATGGTAAGTATCTGCATAGTATTGCCTGTGAAAACTCATGAGATTTGTTCCATTAAAACTGAATAGAAAACCACAGATGACCACCTGGGTTGTGGATAACTTTTATGCAGACCCAATGGCGGTAAGAAACTTTGCCTTAAAACAAGAGTTTGTTGAGGAAAAGGACTATTATAAAGGTTGTAGGACTAAACATCAATATTTTTTGCCTGGAACCAAGGAAGCATTTGAAAAGATAATGGGTATACAGATCTGTGAGTGGGAATCTCATGGTATGTGTGGTAAGTTTCAATATTGCACTGCTCAGGATAGTCTTGTCTATCATCATGATGGACAAACCTGGGCTGCTATGATATACTTGACGCCTGATGCGCCATACGACTGTGGCACATCACTATTTGCTAGTAAGAATGGTGCTAGGAAATCATCTGATGCTAATATAGGAACCGCATTTGATGGTGGGTTTTATGATTCCACCAAGTTCGACCTGATAGATAGCATTGGTAACGTTTTCAATAGACTGTTTATTTTTGATGCTCAAAATATCCATGCTGCATCTAAATATTTTGGACAGACTATTGAAGATTCACGTTTATTTCACATATTCTTTTTTGATTGATGAACTATAAAATCTACTCTAAAGAAAACTGTCCATACTGCTATAAAGTGAAGCAAGTAATGGAGTTGACTGGTGCAGAGTTTGAGGTTTTTACCTTGGATGAAGATTTTACCAGAAACGAATTTTATGATATGTTTGGACAGGGATCAACTTTCCCTCAAGTCCTACATGGCGAAGAAAAACTTGGAGGTTGTGTTGACACGATCAAATTCCTCAGACAAAAACAAGTCATCAAGTCCTAACATAAATAAAAACAAGATCCACGCTAACCGTGGAGTTGATTTTATTCTTTATGGAGGTGTAAAAAAGCAACCCAAAAACATTCACATTCTTTTTGATAAGATGGTTTGCTTTTTCAAGCGGGAAGTAACCATCAAGTTAGAATTTTCCTTGAGTATAAGGAAAAAACGTTAGTTCCCGAGGTAAGGCAAATGTTAGCAGTAAGTTTAGTTTTCGGTTCATTTTTGACCGTATTGTTTCTAGTTGTGGGATTAATAGGTGGATGGGTTGCAAGAGAATACATGATGAACTATCGGGAAGTACCAAGACCTCACCCCGAAATGTTTGATAATCAGGGTAACCTGATTCCTGATGAGGTTATTGCATTCAACTTTGAAAACTATTATGACGACAACGAAGAAGGCCACGACGACGAAGGCTAAAAAACCCACTACTGCCAAACCTAGGCAAACTGCTTCTTTAGAGCTTCCTAATAACCCCCTTGCTTTTGAGGTTCTCGATCTTGTTAGTAAGCAACGCTCAGCAGCAAAAAAAGTTGAAGCACTAAAGAAGCATGAACATGTATCACTGAAGATGCTTTTCATCTGGAACTTTGATGAGAGTGTCGTTAGTGTTCTTCCTCCTGGTGAAGTTCCTTTCTCATCTTATGAGGAGCAAACTTCTTCAAGTGGAACACTGAGTAAGAAGATTGACCTTGCAACCCGTAAAATGTATGAGACGGGTTCATTCTCTATCGGCACATCAGACCAACAAGGTCGCACTACCATTCGTCGTGAGTGTAAGAACTTTTATCACTTTATCAAAGGTGGTAACGATGCTATGAATGGTATTCGTCGTGAGTCAATGTTCATCAACCTTCTCCAAGGTCTGCATCCACTGGAGGCAGAAATTTTATGTCTTGTGAAAGACAAGTGCCTTTCCGACAAATACAAAATTACGAAGGAGCAAGTTGCTCAAGCGTATCCAGACATTCAATGGGGTAATCGCTCTTGAAAATTATGAAAATTCTTTTTGAAGACTGCGGTCAAGAACCAGCAGAAGACCGTAGTCTTCCAAACAACTCATTTTTAGTTGAGTATAAAGTAGATGATGTCTCTCACTACGACATCGCTGCTGCAGCAAAGCAGTCTGAAATCTTTGATCATTACTACGACAAGTACAAGAAAGACTTCGTGACTATGAATCAAACGGAGGGTAGGATCAACCCTAAACTCTATGGTGTAAAGGCACCCGAAACCAAAAAGAGGAAGTGATTTCCAAAATCGGGGGAAAAAATCCCGGCAAAAATTTTGGTCTGTAGGGTCTCTCAGAAAAAGAGTTGTATCAAACCGAACTTTTTGTAGTGGTTGATACAAGCACTTGACTAAATAAAGTATAAGAGTTATAATACTCTAGTACGTTCATCCAATGTTAGCACTGCTGCTGGCATTCACCCTTGCCCATCATAATGACGCCAATCCTTACGACTGGCATATGTCTTGTGAAAGGTGGTTACAACGATCTACGGAAATTCGGTTAGATCCAAACCTTGACCTTCGGTCAAAGTTGAGTCTGATCGCTTATCTTAAGTCAAAAGTACCAGGTGAATGTAACGGCGTGTATACATAGGACGCAAGTAAGTCGCGGAACGGAGCGTTCATCCCATGTTAGAATTACTTCTATACTCTACACTCAGTTGTCAGGATTCTGATGCTATTATGCTTAGAATTGCTAAACATGAATCCTTACCTCCCAAGGTAAAGGTTGAGTTGGTTGAGACCGTAAGGGAAGCAACCGAACCTGAGTGTTACTGGGACGCAAACGACTGAAGGAACGGGGCTAAAAATCCCTAGTATTTCAGGTAACGACAAATGAACACACTAACTCTCATCAAGAAGCAAATCGAGAAGGCAGCAGCACTTCACGACGCTCAAATCGCAATGACCACCTATCGTGGCGTTAAATTTGAGTGCAAGCAAGGTGTTGACGAAGTACATGGTACTTTCTGCTATCGTGGTCACACTTACAACAAGTGAGGCAATCATGCAAGCATTACAAGTAGCATCATTAGGTTCTATTTTTAGTATTGCATTTCTTGGTTTACTTTACGGGGAACTCACACTTTTACAAAAGAGGTGAGAATATGCTGAAGGTCAACTTACATAATGATCTTCCAGCATATGACCCCGTAAAACACGATCCAGACAAAACTTTTGGGTTTTTAACGTATCGTGGCATACACTACGCTAAATGGGTTGATTTAAAATCCAGAGGCAAAAAAAGTTGGAAACTGGAGGGTTAACACCCTCCTTTTTTTGTGCTATAATGAACAGAGTGTGCATAGTATTATGGACAGAGAAAAACTAAAACTTATGGTTAGGAACCTTGAGTTGTTGGTTGATAGTATCAAGGCAGAAGTCTATTCTGATCCGAAAGCCTACAAGACAACGGAAAAGAGTGATCTTTTGATTGGTGACTATGATGAGATCTTTGACGACGACGATGGTTATCCAGACTAATGACAAGTAGAGGCAAAAAGTTGGTCAAAATGCTTGAACGTTTGATCAAACAAGAACATCTTTATACAAGTGAACAGTTGATAAAGATGAAAAAGCAACTTCGCTCTCTCAAAGAGCAATTAACTGAACTAGATGAATTGGACAAGAAAGGTTTCAAATGAGTGTAAAACTGATTAGTGTAACTCCCGATGCGGAGAAGATGATGGCATACGTTGCTCGTGTGTCAAACCCCAATAACCAGGAAAACCCCAACTATGCAAAACTGTTGGGTTACTGCATTAAGCACAACCACTGGTCTGTGTTTGAGCAGGCATTTATGACTCTCGAACTGGAAACTACCAGAGGTGTAGCAGCTCAAGTGCTCCGGCACCGTTCGTTTACATATCAAGAATTTTCACAACGGTACGCTGATAGTTCTATGTTGGCAGATCAAGTTCCTATGTTTGACCTCCGTCGTCAAGATACTAAGAACCGTCAGAACTCTATTGACGATATTGACCCGTTTGTGAAGCAAGAGTTTGAAATCAAGATTCGTCGTCACTTTGACGAAGCAATGGTTCTGTATCAGTCCATGCTAGACTCTGGAATCGCAAAGGAATGTGCCCGTTTTGTGCTTCCTTTGGCAACTCCTACCCGCATCTACATGTCTGGTTCTTGCCGCTCCTGGATTCATTACATCAACCTGAGGACCGCTAACGGCACTCAGAAGGAGCATATGGACCTTGCAGAGGGTTGTAAGAAGGTCTTTATCGAACAGTTCCCCACCTGTGCAGAAGCACTTGAGTGGGTCTAAATACATCACATTGAATTTATAACTATGGCTACATATCCAGTAAGAAATAAAGAAACTGGTGAGACGAAAGACGTTGTTATGAGCGTTCATGCTTGGGATCAGTGGAGAGAAGATAATCCCGACTGGGAAAGATACTACACACCAGACAACGCACCAGGTGTTGGTGAAGTTGGGGAGTGGAAGGACAAACTTCGCAAGTCGAAGCCTGGTTGGAATGATGTTCTCCACAGGGCTCAAAAAATGCCTGGTTCACGAATTAAGAAACTTTAAGTATGGCTAGAAGAAAAAGAGCATCTGCAGAGCAACCCATTGGGGTTGGACTCACTGCAAAGCAGATGAAGCGTAAGAAACCATTGAGTCAAGAGTATCTGGTTGATATCGATCCTCTCTCAGACAATCAAAAACGTCTGTTTGACTCATATGATGAAGGTAAACACATCGTTGCTTATGGTTGTGCAGGTACAGGTAAAACCTTTATTACTCTCTACAATGCACTTCGTGACGTTCTGAATGAGAATACTCCGTATGAGCGTATTTACCTTGTACGCTCTTTGGTAGCAACCAGGGAGATTGGTTTTCTTCCTGGTTCTCATGAGGATAAGGCGGACATCTACCAGATCCCATATAAGAACATGGTCAAATACATGTTCCAGATGCCTAGTGATGCTGACTTTGAGATGTTGTATGGTAATTTGAAGTCACAAGAAACTATCAAGTTCTGGTCTACTTCATTCTTGCGTGGAACTACACTTGATAATTCTATCGTTATTGTTGATGAGTTTCAGAACCTGAACTTCCACGAACTTGATAGTATTATCACTCGTGTGGGTGAAAATACAAAGATCTGTTTCTGTGGAGATGCTCGTCAGTCTGACCTTCAAAAATCAAATGAGCGTAATGGTATCGTTGACTTTATGAATGTCTTGCGTAAAATGACATCATTTGATATAATCGAGTTTGGAGTAGACGATATTGTCCGCTCTGGTCTTGTTAAAGAATACATTCTCGCCAAAATGGAAGCTGGTTTTTGATGTTTAAACATGTTGAAGTTGACTTACCCAAACTCGATAGGGAAACTATTGATGGGGTAAGATATTATAAAGTGCCTGATGATGAAGAACTTCTCCGACTGGTCTCCATTACTTCGGTGACCAGTCATTTTAATAAGGAGATCTTTGTAAAATGGAGGAAGAGAGTTGGTACTGAGGAAGCAGACCGTATCACGAAAAAGGCAACTAGTCGTGGTACAGACATGCACACTCTTACCGAACATTATCTGAAGAATGAAGAACTTCCAACGGTTCAACCTATCTCAGACTTCCTGTTCAAAATCTCTAAAGGAAATCTAAATCGTATAAATAATATTTACGCCCTTGAGGGTTCCCTATATAGTAAGGTATTAGGGATTGCGGGCACTGTTGACTGTATCGCTGAATATGACGGCGAGTTAGCAATAATTGACTTTAAAACGTCTAAAAAACCAAAACCCAGAGACTGGATTGAACACTACTTTGTTCAGTGCATGGCATATGGATGTATGCTTTATGAACTGACTGGTATTTCAGTCGAAAAACTTGTAATCATCATGGCTTGTGAAAATGGAGAATGCGTCGTCTATGAAGAGCGAGACAAATCAAAATACATCAAACTCCTCACCGAGTACATTAGAAAGTTTGTTGGAGATAAACTGGAACTCTATGGAACCTAATAAAGAACTAGAACAGGCAATCGAAAACAAATTTCTTACTCCAACCAAGTTTGCTTTGGAGATAGAAGGTATTGTCGCCAAAGAAAAGATGAATTATATTGATGCCATCTGTTTCTATTGCGAAACTAACGAACTTGATGTAGAATCAATCACGAAGCTCATTTCAAAACCTTTGAAGGAGCGTCTGAAGTGGGATGCTATTCGTCTTAACTTCATGAAGAAAACATCGAGAGCAAAACTCCCAATATGACCGTGACACCCTTTGAAACTTATCAACATTATTTGTCACTCAAAAACCACTTCACAAACCCCAAATACGACTTCTTTCGTTACGGTGCTCGAACACGGGCTACCGTAACGTCTTTTAATAAGAGGAAAGATAAGTATTGGTTTGAGAAAACTTCTAGAAAGTATAATGACCGAGAGGTTGTTGACTTTCTGGTATCTAATTTTGTTTCCGCAGATAACCCACAGAGTCTATGGATTGGAGAGATTATCAATTCTGGAGAAAGGACCTACGCAGACTGGATGCGAAGGAAACAGAGTTTGACTTACTTGTTCAAAGAACAAAGCAACGAATTGCTATCGAACAACGAATTGGACAGTTTATTCGATTGCACGAAAGGACATCCCCCAATCTTAAAAGCATATTTGGGCGGAAAACTGACACTTGAAAATTTCGTCATTTATGATAGAATATTTGAGTTCAGAAAGCGGTTTGACAAGAAACTTACGGACCCAGTGTGGGAAACCGTAAGTTTGAAAATTAAAAAATATTTACCCTTTCTAAATATTGATGTGTTTCAATTCAAAACAATTCTAAAGGAGATCATTGAAAATGGCACTTGAAAACAAAGAAGTTCTGGAGAACCTGACCAAGCAACGGGAAGAGACAGTTAAGCAACTTGAGCAACTGCGTGCTACCGTACTGAAACTTGATGGAGCAATTGATGTTCTGTCCCAGATCGAAGAAGCAAATAACCCCGAAGAAGAAGGTGAAGCAGAAACTGCTGAAACCGAAGTTGTAGAGGGTTGATGAGTTTTTTCGATTCCGATATCATCCAAGAAGAGTTGCAAGAAATCAACCGTCTTCAGGAATCGATCTATGGGAGTGTTTTGTCCTTCGGCATGATGAGCAAGGAAGACAAACTGGAACACATTGATATGCTAAGCGAGTTGCTAGATAAGCAAAAAGTGATGTATACTAGGTTATCTCTTTCGGACGACCCCAAAGCGGTTGAGATGAAAGAGAACCTGGTTAAGTCCGTCGCTCTGATGGGGTTTCCAAAAGAAACCGACATCAACAATTTATTCAATAGTATGAATGCTACAATAGATTCCCTCAAGGAATATCTTGACACTTGAGGGTTACGTCGTTATACTATCCGAGTAAATCCAAAAAATCCAAACATCCGAGGTATCTAAAATGTCTTTTGCTGACCTTAAAAAGCAGTCCAAACTTGGTTCCCTGACCCAGAAACTGGTGAAGGAAGTCGAGAAAATGAATAACACTGGCGGTTCTGGTGACGAACGTGTATGGAAACTGGAGTGTGACAAGAGTGGTAACGGTTATGCCGTTATCCGCTTTCTGCCTGCACCCAACGGTGAAGACCTGCCCTTTGTGAAACTGTACTCCCACGCCTTCCAAGGTCCTGGTGGTTGGTACATTGAGAACTCTCTGACCACCCTGGGTCAGAAAGACCCTGTGTCCGAGTACAACACTATGCTGTGGAACAACGGCACTGATGCTGGCAAAGAAGCTGCACGTAAACAGAAGCGCAAACTGACCTACTACAGCAACATCTATGTTGTGAAGGATCCTGCTAACCCTGCCAACGAAGGTAAGGTTATGCTGTTCAAGTATGGTAAGAAGATCTTCGACAAACTCACTGCTGCTATGCAACCTGAGTTTGAAGATGAGGAAGCAATCGATCCGTTTGACTTCTGGCAGGGTGCCAACTTCAAACTGAAAGCGAAGAATGTTGCTGGTTACCGCAACTATGACTCTTCTGAGTTCGCTGCTCAGTCTGCTCTGCTGGATGACGATGATGCCATGGAAGCCATCTGGAAGAAGCAATACTCACTCGCTGAGATCGTTGCATCTGACCAGTTCAAAGACTATGATGCGCTGAAGAAGCGTCTTGACTATGTTCTGGGCAACAAGGGCACTCCCCGCTTCCAAGACCAAGAGTCTGTTGAAGAGGAAGAAGAGTTCCGCGCTGCTAACCGTGGAACCCCTGTTCCACAGTCCATGAAGGAAGAACTGGACGCTCTGTCTAGTAGCAGTGGTGGTTTCAATGACCCTGACATCACCCCATCTTCCAATGATGATGACGACGCACTCTCTTATTTTGCCAAACTGGCTGAGTGAAGTCTGACTTCTACATAGATCGTATATCTAAGTCTGAAGCCGCAGAGTTACTTCTGCGGTTTCATTATTTGAAGGACATATCAAAAACTTTCAAGTCTGGATATAACTACGGTCTTTATGAAAAGAATGAGTTTTGTCCACTAAACATTGGTGGTGTAAAGGGAGTCTGTATATTTACAGGTCTCCCTGTCCCTGAGATAGCAAAGGGCGCTTTTGGTTTACAACGTCATGAACAAGATGGACTCTTTGAACTTTCAAGACTCTGCATCCACCCGACTACTCAGCAGAGCGAGTATAATATCACTTCTTGGTTCGTATCAAAAGCGATTAGACGCTTTAGAAAAGAAACCAAAGTCAGGGGGATTATTTCATACGCTGATAGTGACCATCATGCTGGCACAATTTATCGTGCTTGTAACTTTCGGTACTGCGGTTTATCAGAACCAAAGAAAGATTTCTACTTTGCAGATGGAACTAAACACTCTAGAGGCAGTGTCAAAGGTGCTGAGGGTGAATGGAGAGACCGCTCAAGGAAACACAGATATGTAATGATATTTGATAAAAACTTAGAACTACTGTGGTGATGTGTTTCTTGTATTTTCAGTTATAACAGTTTTTCTATCAACAAACTGAGATGATCTTTCATACTGCATGATACGTCTCATGTCTTCAACATACATACCAAGATAAGAGGGTTTTAGCACATAAATCCCTCTTTTTTTATTGTTTATTCTAGTTTCATGTTCAAAGTTTGTGACTCCACCAGTTGGGTTTATAGTTGCTGTAGGGTCATTTGGTTTTGGAATGGTGAAACCCTGGTCAACAATTTTTCCCTTTGGTAAGATGAGTCTTCCTTCAGCATCTTTGACTTCAATTGTCTCATAGTGTCTGATAGCATTCAAATGAACACCATACTTATTTTCAGCATACGTATATAAGTCTTTATCCGATATTGGCCAGTCATTTCTTAAGTTTGTAATACCAGCACCTGTTATAACCACCCAGTCAAATTCAACACTGTTATAAAGTTCTTTCGCAACTTGCTCTGGTCTATCACCATCTCTTATTTGATACTGATCAAATAAAGTGAAAGCATCTTTCAAGTCATCACGAAGTTTAACCCTTCTAAAAAGGTTCTTGATTCTTATGTACTCCGTAGAAGAGTTTCTTTCTTTGAATGGTGACTGATATAAAATATCAGGTAGTTCTCTAAAGTAAGACATTAGTAACCGACTCCGTTTTTACCGATACCCTCATCATAATCCTCTCTATAGACAGGGTTGAGTTCTTTGAAGGTTAAACTCAATTTTATATGTGTTGGTGTCCCATCATGAAATGTGGAGAAAGTTCCTGAACCAGAGTAGTTTACTTTCGTCTCAACAAGTGCCATAGGCATAAAGTTATTTAAGAAAGGATGTGGTTTGCCCTTACCACTCATGTATGTCAACTGGAATACATCGGGTGATGATATGAAAGCACCAGCAAAACCTTCCTCAGAACCTAACTGTGGTGCTGCATAATATTTAAAACAACGAATAATCTCAAGAACTTTTTTACTTTCATCAGCATCTCTTGGAAAGAACTCAAACTCAAATGGAAATGCTCTAAGGTTTACACCAGAGAAAAGAAGTTCAAGGTTTGGGTTAAATATCTGACCAGTCGCTCTTGCTACAATAGAACTCGGTGTAACATTACCACCTACTGCTTGAACAGCAGCACCACTTATAGCACTTCTGAAAATATCTTGTGTGCTTGTGGATCCAAAATCTTGAAGTTGTGTCCCTAAAGTATTTTGTAGAAAGTTAAATGCTTTGCTAGGGTCTTCAAGAAAATTAGTACCAAACTGCAAACCAAATGCTTCAAGTGCATTTAGAGAACTTCCATTTCCCCAATTTATACTTGTTACATCTCCAACTTGTCTTGGAATTGGTAAGAAAATAGTTTTTAAGATAGACTTTAATCTTTTTCTTGCTCTAGGAATTCTTAATGAACCCTTTGCAAGGGCAAATTCATTTTTTGCATTATCTCCTTCACCAACAGTTGCTCTTGTTGCACCACTTTTATTTGCTAAATTTTCTTTTTGTTCTGGAGTTAACCGGTCAATAGTTGTAGCATCTCCAAATAATTGTGGCAAATTTGTCTTTTCATACTTATAAACTTCTATCCTCAAAAAGTCCATGTTGTCAAGCATGGCATTAGGATATCTTAAAGGAACTGAACTAGTACTGTTAGTCCTCTCTGCACCTCTATTCTCCGGCGGAGTTTCTCTAGAAGTTGTTTCCCTTCTTCTTGCTCTTGCCGCAGCACGTCTCCTTTCTATTTCTTCTTGTCTTCTCATTCTGTCTTTGAAGGGGACAATTTTAGTTATTTAGTACGATAGTATGCAGTTGGGAGTTCCATAGCGTCAGCGAGTTCACTTGGATAGATTTCGTAGAGACCACCAACCATTTCTTGCCAAGTATATTGTCTCATTTCACGCCAATGGAAACTAAAAGCCTTGAAACCCCATTGGAATACTTCCTCCATACGAACTAGAGGATGTTGGTCATAACGTAATGCAGGAGTCTTAGCAAAGTAGATAAAAGTATAGATGCCACCTATAGTAGGTGATGCACCCTCTTCAAGAACTTCAAGCAAGTCTTGCATTACATCATCAGGATGAATGCGCTCACCTACATTTAAGTTGTCTACGACTTGCCTAACTCTGTTCATTTGATGCCGAGTTCTTTCTCAGTGAATACTTTGAAAATGTAACTCCTATCTTTACACCACTCTGATGCTGCTTCCCATTTTGCTTGGTTCTTAGCATACTCATACGCCTCACGAAGATAACCAGAGGTTTGACGTTTTGGTTTTTTAGGTGGTGCTGTTTGTTTCTTTGGTTTGATCTCAATAATATATTTTTTCGTGTATCCTGTTGACTCTCTTACTTTGATGTAGAAGTCTGGGAAGTAACGATGAACTTTACCATCAACTGGTGAACGATATGGGATAATGATCTCTTCACTTCCCCACTCAAGAATGTTTTCGTTTAAATCACAGTAAACCATAAACTTACGCTCCCAGAGAGAACGGTATATAATGTTTGATGGGTTACCTTTATACTTCCTAGGATGTGACGGTTGATATTTTCCCTTATATGCCATCTAAATAATAATAACGAAACCATATTAGGTATTTAGAGTGGTAAGACCCAGAAGGATATCCGACTTTAAACCGAGACTCACAAATCTAGCACAAACCTCACACTATCAAGTACAGTTTGGTGGTCTGCCAACTCTGCTTAGAAAGCACTTGAATGTGAGAGGTATAGACTATAGGTTTCTGACTGAAACTTCTGGATTACTGTGCAATAAAGCATCTCTTCCTGGTAGCAGACTTGGAACTCGGGCAGTAGTTGGTAACTTCATGGGAGTTAGTGAAAACATGGCACACTCAAGAATATTCAGTCCTCTTCAGTTAGAGTTTTATGTTGATAATGAATATAAAACTATGAAGTTTCTTGAGCACTGGATAGAGTTTATTGCAAATGGTTCTGGTGAAACTCAGTCACAAGCAGGATATTATCATAGAATGGAATATCCAAATGATTACAAAACCTATCAGACTAAAATAACAAAATTTGATAGAGACTATCAATATGAGTTAGAATATACTTTCTATGGTTTATTCCCTTATGATTTGGTAAGCACTCAAGTTGCATATCAGTCCTCTGATATATTGAAAGCAACGTGTTCATTTTATTATGATAGATATGTGTGTGGTAAGTTTGATAGTTACTCCGTGCATAGAGGAACTTCAAATAATAAAGAGGGAACTGCAACGGAAACCGCTAATGGTCTTCCTGGTAGACTTGAGGACAACACTACACCGCTTGGAGCAGCAGTTGAATCAGCAATAGGTCCATATCAGAGTAGAGAAGATCTTCTTGGTTCTATTATAAGTGAGGGACGTGCCCTCTAAATAAAAACATGACTTGACAGTATTATGCCTTTACCAAAAATTGCTACTCCAACTTATGAGTTGGAATTGCCTTCTAATAAAAAGAAAATTAGATACAGACCATTTCTTGTAAAAGAAGAAAAAGTTCTCATCATCGCTATGGAAAGTGAAGATGAGAAGCAGATTGCTAATGCAGTCAAAGATGTTATCAAAAGTTGTGTCTTGTCCAGAGGGTTCAAGATAGAAGAACTTTCAACTTTTGATATTGAATTTCTTTTCCTTAATATCAGAGGTAAGTCTGTTGGTGAGGAAGTTGAGGTGATGGTCACTTGTCCTGATGATGGTGAGACTCAAGTTCCTGCTGTCATCAACCTTGATGATATTAAGGTCATTAAAGGAAGAGGACACAAGAGAGATATCAAACTTGATGATGAACTTGTCTTAAGGATGAAGTACCCTTCCATTGATGAGTTTGTTAAAAGTAACTTCTCCGAAGATGCTATGACAGTTGATGATACCTTTGAACTTATCTCTACTTGTATTGATCAGGTCTTCAATGAGGAGGAGTCTTGGTCATCATCAGACTGCACTAAAAAGGAGTTGAAAGAGTTCTTGGAGCAGTTAAGTTCAAAACAGTTTGGAGAGATTGAAAAGTTTTTCCAAACGATGCCAAAGTTATCACATACTATCAAAGTTGTGAACCCTAAGACTGGCAAAGAAAACAAAATTGTACTGGAGGGTTTAACTGCTTTTTTCGGGTAGGTATGGCTCATGAAGATCTTGAGTCATACTTTAGGGTTAATTTTGCCTTGATGCAGCATCATAAATACTCATTAACAGAGCTTGAAAATATGATTCCTTGGGAGCGTGAAGTGTATCTCACTTTCCTCCATCAATATATTGAGGAAGAGAATCTGAAAGCAAAACAAGCGGAAATGAATGGCTAACGCACCTATTATTAACAGACCTAGATTTAGAATATCTAGATATTCTTTCTTAACCCCACCATCACAGCAGAATGCTGCTATGGGGCAAGGTATTGATTTGAATGCTAATGCCATTAGACAGAACACCGCTGCCATTCAAACTATCAATGGATCATTAGCAAACATTGGTGGTCAGATAGCATTATTAAATAAAACTCTTGTAGATATTTCAACTCAGGTAAGAGGTTCTGCTTTACTTGATCAAATAAGAGAACAAGAAAAACAGAAGAGAGAAAGAATATTAGCAGAGCAAGCAGTAAGAGATAATAAAGAAAGTGGTATTGAGAGAAAAGTTCAGAGTGCTCTCGCTAAACCATTACAAAAAATAGGTCAAAAGGCACAGGGTGTCTTGGGAAGACTTGGAAGGTTCTTTACTATTCTATTAGCAGGATTCTTAGGTGGTCAAACACTTAAATTTATTGGTGGTTTGATAACAGGTAATGAAAATGCCTTAAAAGAAGTAAGAGATACATTACTTAGGAACCTGAAGTTTATCATACCAATATTCTTAACACTAACAGGAACTCTTGGTATTATAACGCGAAGTCTTGTAAGACTTGGATTCAGAATAGCAGGTAGTGCATTCAGAAACTTGCTGATGAGACCTATTTCTTACTTGTTAAGAATGTCGAGTCTTGCAGCAGGCAGTCTTTTGAACAGTGCAAGAAATAGATTACCTGGACCTGCGGGCAACAATAGACCGCCTGGTCCCGCACCAAGTAACCAAGGAAGAACTCAAGGTAATACAGGTAGACAACGTACTGGTGCTGGCAGTTTCTTCGGATATAATTTGGGTGCGTTTGCTTCGGATAATTTCTCAATATACAAACCTCAAACTGAAATGGGTCAAGCGGGACAGTTCATTGGAGGTGCGTTGCCTATAGTTTTGCCTATAGTTGCTTCCTTCATTCCAGGATTGAGGTTGGCAAATTTAGGTCTTCGTGACACTGCTGCCATAACTTATGGATTGATGCAAGGTGGTGGTCTTGTTGGTGACTTGATACAAACTGAGGGTAATTTAGCATCTACCACACAACTCCGACTTCAAGAACAACAAGACAATGTAAATATCAATCTTATTCCAGCAAATACCGGAGGGTCTCAAGAAATAGGTGCAGTAGATGGAGTCGCAAACGATATCCCACTTTTTAATACAACAAATAGTGATAACTTCTATTTGATGTACTCTATGATTCAGTATAATATCCAACCTAACTAATGTCTATTCTAAGAGGTGTTACTAAAAACTTAACTTCTTTGAGGGAATCTGTCGCAAGTTCAGTTTCTACTGCTGAAGGTATCATCAAGTCTGTGAAAAAAGATAATGCTGCAAAGAGAAAGAACACTGCGAATGATGCTAAACTGTTCAGACAAAGACGTAATAATATTCTTAGACAAGAAAGAGAAGATCAGTTAGAAGCATCAACTGTGACAGGTTCTTTAAAAAGGACTGGTAAAGTAATTCAAAAGAGTAATAAGAGTTTCCTTGGAAGGATAATGGACTTCGTGGGGACTTTGCTTATTGGATGGGCAGTTACAACTCTTCCAAGAATTATAGGGAGTGCTGAAGATGTAATGAAGAGAGGTCAACTCTTCGTTCGTAATATGGAGGAGTTTGTCAAAGGTATTGGTGATATAATAACAGCGACAACTGTTGGTATTTTGGAAGTTGTTGGTGCAGCAGCAAACTTTGATTTCAAGCAGATGGGTGATTCTATTCAAACTGCTGCTCAAAGAGTTCAACTTGGATTCACACGAATGCAGTTGAGTGTTGACCGTGCATTCCAAATTCTTTCAAGACCAATGTCAGAACTCTTAGGAGTTACTGAAAAAGATTTTGAACTACCAGAAGAGGCAGAGGAAGAAGAAATACAAGCAAGACAAGCAAGACAGTTTACTTCCCAATCAATATCTCAACAAACTGAACCTCAAGGAGAACAGAGAGAAGTAAACACAGGTTCTGTTGATACGGGATATAAAGACTTTAAAGGTAGACCTATTAAGTTGTCTCCTCAGGCTGCCAAAGCATTCATAAAAATGGTTAAGGATGCTGAAGCAGAAGGTATTCCTAATCTTGGTTCTTATATTACAAGTCATTTTAGGTCAGAAGAAAAGAATGAAAACGTAGGAGGTGTTAGAGGTTCAAAGCACTTGACAGGTAATGCTATTGATATCAATATGCTCAACACTGGTCCTGGTGATGAATGGATACAAAAAAATGGTGCTAAGTATGGTTTCATATACAATGGATATAAACCAGATTCTACTCACTTTGACTTTGATCCAACTAAAGTAACAGTTCCCTTAGAACCTCCTAAGACAAAAACACCACCACCAGAACCATTAACAAAAGTAGCACCAGCAGAACCAGAACCACAAGGTGGATTTGACGTTTTAGATTTTATCAAGAAAAATAACCCATATAACTTAGGATTACCTCAAAAACAATCAAAGACAATTAATGTCCCTTATCCAGTTGTTGCGAGCGCACCACCAGTTCAAAAAACTGCACCTAGAAGTATGATGCCTTCCGCTGGTAGGTTAAATAGTACATTAAATGATGTTCAACTTAACTCACCAGCATTAACGTAATGGCGGCGATAGATCCTTCTTTATATGAAAGTATAATTATTGAAGCAGCAGATGGTTCTCAGTCTGTTGATGTAAAACTTGGTGTGACAAATTTTCTATATTATGAGGATTTGTTTTCACCAACCATAACTGCTGTGATGGAAATCGTCAACACTGGTGGAACTATTGAAGGTGAAGGTGGTAAGTTTATGTCCATTTATAGTGGACTTCCATTAAGAGGTGGTGAGAGAGTTTTTATCAAAATAAACGGAAATAATGAAACTAACCCTGGGTTAGATTTTTCAACACCAGATACAGCTCTTTATGTTTCAAGCATTAAGGCAGTTATTAGAGACTCTAGAAAAGAAATATTCACAATAGCATTGACTACTAGAGAGTCTATCACTAATGAGACATCAAGAATACATCAAAAGTATAAAAAGCAACCACCGGAAGATATTGTAGAAAATATTCTTAGAACATACTTGAATAGTAAAAAACCACTAATAGTCTCACCATTCAAACGACCATCAAAACTTAACTATGGTTTTATAGGCAATTTCAAAAAACCATTTACAACATTAGTGTGGTTAGCGTCAAAAGGAAAACCTCCTTCACCTGATGGTGGTGGTCTTGCCGGATTTTTCTTTTATGAAACAGCAAGAGGATATCACTTCAAGCCTATTGATGAATTAATTAATGAAGGTATACAGAGAGTAAAAGATAACAAAAATGCATATGATTATGAGTCTATGGAGGTTCAAACTTATGGGGAGAACACTGACAGGAATATATTGAACTATTCTGTAAGTAAAAATAATGATCTCTTAAGAAAAATGAGATATGGAATGTATTCATCATTTCATGTAGAATTCGATCCTGCAACCATGAGTTTCACTCCTCTAAGTCAGGGATCTTTTAGTATGGTAAATCAAATATTAAAGTATGGAAAAATAAGAACACTAGGAACAACACCAGAACCTCCAAATATTGTTAATGATGAGGGTTTAAATATCTCTGAAATGCCAAGTCGTATTTTCTCTTCAGTAAAAGATAGTGGCGTAATTGAATCGGGTGGTATCAGTCCAGAGGTCAATGCAATACCTAGTGAGTTTCAGAGAGAGTCATTACTAAGATACAACCTACTTTTCAATCAAGTTGTTAACATGACAGTCCCTTCAAATACTAATTTGGCAGTGGGTGACTGTTTGAATATTCATTTGGTAAATACCTCTGAAGGTGCTGATTATGACCGTGAACAAAGTGGTCTATATATGATAAAAGAGTTGTGCCATTCATTTGACGCTACGAGATCGTTAACAACCTTGAAACTTGTAAGGGATACCTACGGTTCATACAGTACAGACTGATGGAAGAGAATAATTTTTTTAAGAGTAATTTTGTAGGAAGAGACGGATTCGTTTGGTGGATCGGTCAGATTGCTGATGAAAAGTCCTACGAGAAACAGGTAACTGGTGGTGGATTTGGTTACAGATATAAAGTTAGGATAATGGGTTATCACCCATATAATACCTCTTTGTTATCTGATGATGATCTACCATTCGCACATGTCATGCTTCCACCTGGTTCAGGAACCGGAAGTGGTCAATGGGCAGAGTCAATCCATTTCAACCAGGGAGATGTTGTAATAGGTTTCTTCCTTGATGGTGATGATGGGCAGGTTCCTATCATCATGGGAATGTTTGGTAACTCTAAGTTTAGATCTGAAGATAGTGATATACCAAGTCCGTTTAAGGTTTTTAGTGGATATAGTAAAACTGTAAAACCTTCAAGGTATACTATCAAGAATGAAGTAAATGATAGCTCTGATGAGTCTCAACCATCTCCAGAAAGTAGACCAAGAGAAGAGACAGAACAGAACGGAACTAAACCACTTATACCAGACCAAGGTAAAGTAAGCACTGTACCTTGTAAAGAAAGTTCCATAGCAAACTCTGTTAATGAAATATCAGCATCCATTGAAAACTTTGTAAAAGACATAAGAACATTCAAAGCACAGTTTGATGAGGGCACTGAATACTATAGAGATCTTGTCAAAGAAGAAATTGCTGGTGTAACAGAACACATTAGAAACTGGTCTGGTGGTATTGTAGGACCAACTGTAGCAGGAACATATGAAGGTCTTGTCCCTATTCTTCAGGGTGGACTTGATATGTTATACAAAACAGTTTATGGTATTGTTCTTGCTGCTACAGGAAGCACCCAAGCTGCCCACAGAGCAGGTGTTAAGGCACAAGAGGCTATGGTTGGACCAGTAAAGGCAGTTCAAGATCTTTACAAGTGTATTGTTGGTCAGGTCTTGAATGGAGTTGCAGACATGGTTGAGGGTATGCTCAACTCTATAGTTGATAATGTTGCCAACTTTGCTGACTGTATGGTCGATCAATTTGTTGGTGGTATTCTAAACGGCGTCATTGATAGAATTTCTGGAATGATGACTGGAGTTTTGGGTGGTGTGTCCAAGATATTAACATTCTTCTCTAACTTCAGTGTTGATAATATGATTAGAAATAGTTTAGACCTCTTGTCTGGACTGGTTGGTTTTGCTTCTTGTAATAAGAGAAAGGTTGTTAACAGAGGAACTTGTAAGTATATTAATGGTATTGGTGAAGTAAGTGGTAATGATGTTGATATGGGTAGAATTCTTGGCAATGCCAATGTAGCAAACGCTGCTAAGGTTGCTGCTAAAGCAACAGGATTCCCACTAGATGGTGTTCAAGACGTTGTTGGTGCTCTTGATATGTTTGATCCAAATATGAAAGTCCCTGGTTTCAAGAGTGCTCTTGGATCTTGTTATAGTGGTTTGCCCACTATTTGTGGAGGACCTAAGATTAACATATTTGGTGGGAGAGGTTCAGGGGCAAATGCACTGGCACTTATGGGTAACTTTGTTGGTGAAGGTTCGTCAAGAACTGGTAGTGTTATAAGTATCAAGGTTGCTGATGGTGGTAGTGGTTATTTGTATCCACCATTTGTTGAAGTTACTGATAACTGTAATAAAGGATATGGTGCTCATGCACAAGCAATACTCAAAGATGGAAAAGTGGATTCAATTTACATTGTCACTGAGGGTGAAGGATATCCAGTAGAGGATGACTCACCATTAGTAATTGACAAAGTTATTATTGTTAACCCTGGAACGGGATATGGTGACAATACTTTTGTCACAGATCAGTTTGATAATGAATATGATGTTGAAGTGTTTAACGGCAGCATAGTTCGTGTTACCCCGATAAATAATATTGATATTACAGAGATTCCTATTTTTGAAATTATAGGAACTGGTGATGGTGCACAACTCTCTGCAGTTCTTACTGATGAGAGACCACCACAAGGAGAAATAAAGCAAGTTATCGATTGTGTTAGCTGATGGCAAAGACAAATTCAAGATGGAAAAAGTCATGTGGTTCTCGCTTCTTTCAGGAATCAGGTAACTCTGCAATTGGTGATGGTGGTGGTAATGCTTCTACACCAATCTGTAGTGTAACTGAACAGGGTCAGTCCTTTGTATTAAATCACAATGAGTCTGGAAAAGTTCAGATAAACAGCAGTCATAGTATTGAAATGAGTGCTGGCATTGCTCATGGTCATGAAGGTGTAGATATAAAAATTGAGTCACAAAAAGGAGACCTTCAACTTTTTGCTGCTAATGGAAAAGTTTGGATAAAGGGTGATGATATTAATATCACATCTGGTGGTGACTTAACGATGCACGCAGCAAATGATATGAAAATTACCGCAGATAATAGAATGGAGATATACTCTCCTATCCTAGACATTGACGGTCATAATGGAACTGGTGTTCCATTTGAAGTAAAATGGATGGCAAGAGTATTTGAAAAGTCGTTTGTTGGAACAGATAAAGTCAGAGCAGCAACAACTGTTGTTAAGTCAGTAGCAAAGTTTTCATTAGGAATCTAATATGCCGAGACAAGAACCAGATCCTAATGTAGAACCAGTTATTACAGGTCAGGAGTCCTGGTTCAATAGTGATGCAAGATTTTATGAGGATGTATACATCTATGGAGATCTTTATCTAGAAGACCTAGATGTTGATGGTCAGACTGAGTTAAACAACCTGAATGTAACAGGTGTATCGACACTCAGGAATCTTATTTCAACAGGCATCGCTACCTTTAGAGGTGATGTTTTTATTGATAAACCACTTGATAACCTTCAGGTTGGTATTCTCACAACAACAGATAGATTTTATGTTGGTGCTGCCAGAAACATTTCGATGTTTGGTGAAGGTCCTAGGCAGGGTCGCGTTGGTATCGGCACCACACAACCCGATAGGTTAATTGATGTTGCTGGTGATATTAAGATTGACCAGAACATCTATGACTCTGATAATAGCCCAGGTCAAGATGGATTTTTCTTATCAAGAGATATCAATGGTATCCGCTGGGTTCAAGCTACTCCAGACGCTCTGTCTGATGGTTTCTTTGTAAAGAATGAAGGTGTTAGTGTTGGTGTAGGTTCATTCACCATAATGAACTTCATCGGCACACGCTCTGGTGGAGATGTTGTTAATACTACCATAAACCCAAATAATCCTTTACAGGTTGATGTTGATATTATCGATCATTGGGTAAAGACAAACGCTGGTATTCATACCACAGTCAATGTTGGTATTAATATCAACAACCCCACTGTTCCTCTTGACGTTAATGGTCAATCTCTGTTTAGGGGAGAAGTTGAGTTTGAAAGAGAAGTATTCATCGATAGTGGTCTGATAGTATCAGGTTTCGCTACAGGAACTATTTCTACTGCTAGAATAGCAGGTTTTGCACTTACTGCTGGTATCGCAACCTTTACACCAACTGCTGGTTTCGCACTCACTGCAGGAATATCTACCATCGCTGGGTTTGCCCAGACTGCTGGTATTGCTACATTCACACCTACTGCTGGTTTTGCTCTTACCGCTGGTATTTCTACCTTTGCTATTAAAGCAGGCATTGTTACCTTTGCAGAGATAGCAGGATATTCTACATTCTCTGGTCTATCCACAAGTGCTGGGTTCGCTCAGACTGCTGGTATCGCTACGTTTGCTAACCGTGCAGGATTTGCTCAGACTGCTGGCATTGCTACATTTGCAACCACTGCTGGTTTCGCTCTTACTGCTGGTATCTCTACGTTCGCAAGAACTGCTGGTATTGGAACAACTGCTCTGAATATCAGAACAATTCAAACTACCAGTGATCAGTTCTTCTTCTTACCATTTGTTGAAAACTCTACAAGCACAGATGGTGAGATATTAAGAGTTGACCCTGGTATTAGATACAACTCATCTAGAAATTCTGTAGAGATAGATGGTGGTCTTGAAGTTGGTGCCGCCACAACAACCAACACACTGACTGTAAGTGCAGCATCCACATTCTCTGGATCTGTAGACCTTGATGGTCCTGTATTTGATATCAATGATAGTGCGGGTGTTGGTAAGACTGACTATCGCTTAGCGACTGTAGGCACTGGTGTATCTTGGAGACCACCTGGTGTTCAGACAAAGAATATTCTTTATGTTACTAAAGATGGTAGCGACAATAATACAGGTTTACTTGAAGGTGATGCTAAAGCAACTATCGGAGGTGCTTGTGAAGCAGCACAAGATGGTGATACCATCTATGTAAGACCAGGTGTGTATTTTGAGAACAATCCTGTTGGAATGAGAACTGACGTTTCTATCACTGGTCAGGATCTTAGACTTGTTACCGTCGTTCCACGCAATCCAGGAGATGATATCTTCCACGTAAGAAGAGGATGTCTGGTTGAGAACTTGAACTTTGCTGCTGAAACCTTTGGTGTTGACCACGCACCAGGTGGTTGTGTTGCATTCCCACCAACATCAGAAGGTGTTCTTGCTGGTGTTACTAGTGCTAGAAGTGGATATATTGGACTTGGACCTATCAACGAAGGACCAAGTGGAAGGTGGAGATCGCCTTATGTAAGAAACTGCACCAACTTCATCACTGGTAGTGTTGGTATGAGAATTGATGGTAACTTTGCTATCGCCAATTACACAGGAACAAATAACTTAGGTCAAGACCTTCGTAGTATGGTTTGTGACTCATTCACTCAATACAATGAGGCAGGTATTGGTGTTTCTATCACCAATAAAGGATACGCTCAGTTGGTTTCTATCTTCACTATCAACTGCGATATTGCTATCTTCTGTGCTTCTGGTGGACAATGTGACCTTACAAACTCCAACTCATCATTTGGTAATGTTGGTCTGATGGCTGACGGCACCAGTAATGCAGAGTTTACTGGAGTCACAACCACCTCAGTCATCGCTGGAGTTGATACCTTTGAGTTTGATGATGTAAGAGATGAGTTCAATAATCCTAGAAAACCATTTGATGGTCAGGGTTGCTTCTTTAAGATAGACCTTGCAGACTACAATGATGTTGGTGGTGCTACAGGTATTGTTACACAACCAATGAGAACTCTTCGTAGAGTTGAGATAACAAATGGTGGTTCTGGATATACTGTTGGAGCTCCACCTAATGTTCTTATTGATACTCCACAAGGTCCAGAATCAATTGTTGCAGAACTATCTGCTAACGTAAGTGCTGCTGGAACCATCAGTTCTGTGGACATTATTGCAAGTGGTAGAAACTTCCTCCCCAACCAACCAATGAATATCACCTTCTCTGAAGGTTCTGCTGTTGCTATTGCTGTTACTGATCCTATCCTCTTTACTGTTGATACTGCAACAGAACCAACAACTGCTGGATTGACCACAGTTACATTCAATGAGTTCATTCCATATTCCGTATCCGCTGGAACAGATATTGAAATGAGAAGGTTGAGTCGCATCATTACAAGTTCTCATTCCTTTGAATATGTTGGTGCGGGTACAGACATAAATAGAGCAAACCCCTTCCAGGGCGGTATTCCTATTCCTGAGAATGAGATCATTGCGATCAATGGTGGACAAGTTCCGTTCACCAGCACTGACCAAAAAGGAAACTTTAGAATCGGTCAGGGACTTGTCATTGACCAAACAACCTCAACAATTTCTGGAAGAGATTTCAATAGAGCGATACAAGCTAACCTTACACCATTGATACTTGCCCTGGGAGGATAATAAGATAAGATGGCAGTCGCACCAGTCAATAAGTTTCTTACAATTGCTGTCCCTGTTGCACCAGGAGAGCAAAAACTTTATGAGGTTCCTACAGGAACGTCTGCTATTTTGTTGTATGCACAAGTATCTAATGTTGGGGTCGGCACATATCCAACTGCTACATTAATTCATAGAAGAGAGTCAAGAAGCACAGGAAATTTAAGAGATATAAGAGTCATTAAAGATATTGAGATTCCACCTAATGATGCTGCTATTCTTATTGACGGTAGACTTGTATTAGAAAAAACTGCCCTAACAGTTGATAGACTGTTTATGACTGCTAACCAGTCTGGTGTAGGAACTATTACTAATGTAGAATATTATGAACCTTCTGGTGTTGCTACTGTCACCACGATGGATCCTCATGGTTTTGAGGCAGGACAGCAAGTAACAATGGCAGGTATTGCCTTTACTTGTTTTGGTAACACAGGTATTACGACAACGATATTTCCAGATCCTCAACAGTCTTACGAAGTTGATAGCATCACTGGAAATGTAGGTGTATCTAGAACATTTACATCCTTCATCGGTCGATCAAAAGGTTACAGACACGTTTATAATCCTGCCATTCATTACTTCATTCGTTCTGCTAATGATGCTGTAACAGATAATAATGCAACAACTCACACACCAACTGCTGCATCATATGATGGAAGAACAGGTGAACTCGTTTTAACCATTCCTTCTCATGGGTTAAATAATAGCAACACAGTTAGCATTGCTACCGAGTCATTGACATTTACCTGTTCTCAAGACAATAATGCATCTAAGAAAAAGTATCCTAGAGCGACAGACCCTGTTGCTGGTATTCAAACCGCTATCACTGCATTCACCGCTGATACATTGACAGTGAATGTAGGAGTCTCTCCTAGTGGTGGTTTGGTTGCACCTTTACAAATGGAATTCATTGCGAGCATCCTCGAAAATACGACGGCGTAATGATAGATGGCAGAACAAAGAAAACCGACGCAGCGATATTTAAGTGGTAGAACGAAGGTTACATCCTTCGCAGGACTCCATACTGACCGCCATCTATATGTTCATCCTGGTGAAGTAGAACCTAACCTTGGTTATCCAGGTGAAAAAAGCATACCCATTTCAAATACTTACTATCGTCTTGTAACTATTGACGGTGGTGGTCCTTATGATAGATATTGGCAGGCTATTCCTCCTGCTACTCTTGTCAGTGGTATCAGTATTTTTGACGAGGGTAATCTTGTCGGAACTGCAAATAGTGTTTCAAAGATAAACTTTGTTGGTGCAGCGATAACTGCTACAGCAAGCGGTAGTATTTCCACCGTTACTGTTCAAGTTGTTTCTATATCCACTGCTGCACCTGCTGGCTCAAATCACGGTGACCTCTGGTGGGATAGTGACGAGGGTGAACTCAATATCTACTATGATGACGGTAACTCATCTCAGTGGGTCTTAGCAAACAGTGGTATTAGTTCTGGTCCACAAGGTGGTGGTGGATCTGGCACTGGTGCTAACGTAACCATATCATCTAATCCACCATCAAATCCAAATGATGGTGACCTCTGGTGGGATGAAGATATTGGTGAACTATTCATTTATTATGATGATGCTTCTGGTATTCCATCTGCCCAATGGGTTGAAGCATCGTCTGGTTCAAATACTGTAAACATATCTGATACTGCTCCCCCTTCACCCAATAATGGTGACCTGTGGTGGGAAAGTGATACTGGAACACTTAAAATATATTATCAAGACGCTGATGGTGCACAGTGGGTTGACTCAAACTCTGGTATTCTCCAGAATATGGTCAACTATTGGCAACCAAATTTTCTTGGTATCCATACTGCTGGTAACGTTGGGATAGGAACAACATTAGCAACAGACAAACTTTTTGTTGGTGGTAATGTCAATATTACTGGTGTTGTTACTGCTGCAAGTTTTTATGGTGATGGTTCCAATCTAACTGGAGTCGGAGGAACTGTTGCTATATCCACAACTGCTCCCTCTGCTCCTGATGTTGGTGATCTCTGGTGGGACAGTGACACTGGTAAGTTAGCAATTTACTATCAGGATATTAATTCATCCCAATGGGTTACTGCATCAGGTAACTCTGGACCAACTGGTCCTGCTGGAGCTCAAGGTGCAGCAGGCGCTCAGGGTGCTCAAGGACACCAAGGTTTAACTGGATCAGGAGCACAAGGTGCTATAGGTGCTCAAGGTAGTTCTGGTGCCCAAGGTGCCACTGGTTCTACTGGTGCTCAAGGTGCAACAGGTTCTGGAGCACAGGGTGATCAAGGACTTGCAGGTGCCCAAGGTGCCACTGGTTCTACTGGTGCTCAAGGTGCAACAGGTGCTCAAGGTGCACAAGGTCATCAGGGAAATACTGGTGCTACAGGTGCTCAGGGTAATACAGGATCAACTGGTGCTCAAGGAACTACTGGTTCTACTGGTGCTCAAGGTGGACTATCAACATATGCAGTTCCAGCTGGTGCAATTCTCCTCTGGTCTGGTGCAGCAAATGCTATTCCATCAGGTTGGGTTTTATGTAATGGTCAGAATAATACTCCAGACTTGAGGGGTAGATTTGTCGTCGGATATCATGATGGTGATGGAGATTATGATGTAGGTGACACTGGTGGTGCAGAAACAGTAACTCTTACTGAAGCACAGATGCCCTCTCACAACCACACCACAACAGTTGACGGGACAAAATTATTCCCTGCTGCTGGTGGAACAACATTTAATTATGGTGGTGCTGGTGTATATCCAGGCACTGTGTTTAGTATGAGTGATGCTGGTAGTGATCAGGCACACGAAAATAGACCACCATATTATGCACTCTGTTATATCATGAAGACCTAATAAATATTCAAAAAGTTAGATAATGGCAGGTATAGATTTTCCAAGTAATCCCAACGTTAACCAACAGCATACTGCTTTTGGTAACGTATGGTTTTGGAATGGAGAATCTTGGAGAAAAGCAGGACCAATACAAACTCAAGGTGCACAAGGAAATGTAGGAACACCAGGTGCTCAAGGTCATCAAGGTTTAACTGGTTCAGGAGCACAAGGTGCTACAGGTGCTCAAGGTGATAATGGTGCACAGGGTTCAATTGGAACTCAAGGAGCACAGGGTCATCAAGGTCTAACGGGTGCACAAGGTGCTCAAGGCAATACAGGTGCACAAGGTTCTCAAGGTCATCAGGGTCATCAGGGTCAAGCAGGAACTAATGCTGGTCAGGGTGCACAAGGTGATGATGGAGCACAAGGTGCTCAAGGACATCAAGGTCATCAAGGTCATCAAGGTCTAACAGGAGCACAGGGTAATACGGGTGCTCAGGGAGCACAAGGTCATCAGGGGCATCAAGGCGATCAAGGAGATCAAGGTGCTACTGGTGCTCAAGGTGCTGTCGGTGCTCAGGGAGCACAAGGTCATCAGGGACATCAAGGCGATCAAGGAGATCAAGGTGCTACTGGTGCTCAAGGTGCTCAGGGAGCACAAGGTCATCAGGGGCATCAAGGCGATCAAGGAGATCAAGGTGCCCAAGGTGCTACTGGTGCTCAAGGTGCTCAAGGACACCAGGGTCAAGCAGGAACTAATGCTGGTCAAGGTGCACAAGGTGATGATGGAGCACAAGGTGCTCAAGGACACCAGGGTCAAGCAGGAACTAATGCTGGTCAAGGTGCACAAGGTGATGATGGAGCACAAGGTGC